GCAATTTATCGTTTGCTGCAAATAATGCTTGCAAGCAGTGAATTATTCATCTAATATACGTACATCAGCAGCACAAACCAAACCGGAGAAACAAGATGAACGCAGCAACCAACCTCTTGAACGCCATCGCCGATGAGATGAGCACAACCGATAAAAACCAGTGCATCAACGTGGCCCTGGCGATGCTTGTAAAAACGGGCGTTGCGGTCGATGCGGCTTTCGACATGCTGCTCGGCGAAGGCGCTTACAAGAAATTCGCCGGCCAAGTCTACGACGCCCTGCGCGCCAAATAACCTCAACCCGCCCCGCACGCCGGGGCTCTACCAAAGGAGCAAACCATCATGACCGAATTGAGCAAAATGCTGCAAGAGTACTGCGCGGGCGAGCGGGGCATGCCGACCTATGACGAGCTGGCGGCGCTGATTGACGCACCGACCCGCGTGCGCGTCTTCCAATCCGCCGAACAAAACGAGCAGCTGGCGCGCGATGCGCAGGCGATCCTGGACGCCGAGATGCTCGGTATTGGCTTCTTGGTCGACGGTGTAAGCATCCATCCGTCCCGCGTAACGGTGCTTCGTCCTGCCGCCGCGCCCCAAGTGGTAGCGGATGAGCGGGGATTGCCGCCGTTGCCGAAACGCGTGGGTTATCGTGAAGGAAAAACGCCAGAATACACGGCAGACCAGATGCAGACCTATGCCCGTGCCGCCATCGCAGCCGTCCCGGTGCAGGCGCAAGAGCCGGTGGCAATAGTAGAAGCCAAATACACATTAACCGGCGCGAGCAATATTCTTAATCGTTCGCTCCCTATCGGGACGAAATTGTACCTGAGTATGCCTGACGTGACCGGAAAGCCGTTCATGTACGGCATCATGGGGGCAGACGGCAAGGCACACATGGACGAACACTGTGTCGCGCCTGACGCCGCGTCGCTCTATGATGAATTGAATTGCCTGAACGACTCGCCTGATACCGACTACAGCATCGTTCCACTTTATCGCGCCCCGGTGCAGCCCGTGGCCGTGCCGGATGGCCCAAGCGCCGAGGATTACAGCGATATGCTGCGCGACTTCTTTTTTCGATACGCTGCTGGAGGCTACAACGATGACGGCGGCCTTGTCCCTCTTGCAAAGGCAAAAGACAAATTGCAATGGGTAATTGACGAAGAAGGCAAGCATGCTGCCCCAGTAGCGCAGGACGATGCCAAGGAACTGACGGACGAGCAGCTTACAGCGGCGCTCCAAGGGATTTACCACAGCGACTTTCAAGACGACAGCAACGGCTACGACCTCGCAATCGCCCGCGCCGCTATCGCTGCCAAGGCGGCATCATGAGCGACAACATCAATCACCCGAAGCACTATACGTCGCACCCCTCTGGTGTGGAATGCCTCCAGGTCACGGAGCACATGTCGTTCAACTTGGGGAACGCTATCAAATATTTGTGGCGCGCTGATGAAAAAGGCGCACCGCTCGATGACCTTCGTAAAGCGAAATGGTACATCGAGCGCGAAATAGCAAAACGGGAGAAATCATGAACCTGACCGACCACGACAACCTGGCACAAGGCGCGATGCCTGAGCCGACCATGGCACAGCAGGCCGAATATTACCGGCTGTACGGCGAAATTCAAGCAAAGCTGAATGTTTCACCGGCTGCGCACTTTAGCCCATCTTCCCGCCTGATTCACACAGAAGTGGTGCGGCGGATGAATATCAAGGATGCATCATGAGCGCCTGGCTGTTGGGCGGCGCGCTGCTCCTGGGCATCATAGTGGGCCTAATGCTTGAAGCGCGCAATAGCATCAATCAGGTGACGCGCGACCGCCTGGGCGATGCCGAAGCAGACGATGCCTTCCGGCGCCGGGTCGTCTACGAGATGGACCGCTACAACGAAGAGTCATCCCGCCCCGAGTAGTTCCCAGGTGGCCAGCGCGTTCCCGCCCAGACTGAAAGCAATCATGACGGCATCGGCAAGGTTGGGGGACTTGCAGCCATCGGGCGCCTTGTTGATCAGCATCTTGCCGGCGTTGTTCAACTTATACGTGGGCTGCGACAGTTCGGCCGTCAGCTGGTGGAGCATGGGCAACGAGGCGGGCAGGCTGATAATGTCCGCCTCGTTGTAATCCATGCCCTCAACAACCGCCCGGTACGTCATCAGGAAGCGCAGGCGCAGCGCCCACCAAGACTGCGCCTTGGCGTTGGCGAAGAAGTCCTCATTCTTGCGCTCGGGCACCATCTCCCCGGTCGGGTCCTCGACGCCGCCGCTGCCTCGGAACGGCTCGGCCTGAATCTCGCGGATGCCCTCGACGCGCCGAGCCTCGTTAATCACGCGTGCATCGCCCCGGACGCCTGAGCCCAGCCCGTCCGCATCGTAGAGGTAGCGCGGGTATCCGTACGTGTCGCAAAAACCGTGCGCTTTGATGGTTGACCCGTAGATATCGTCCCCTTTGCCCGACCATTCCTCGATCATCTCCAGTTCAAAGCCGTAGCGACCGGCAAAGGCGCATTTGTCTTGCCCCTCATCCGCAACGTCGAAACCACCGCGGCGCAGCCCGGTCGGGCGGATTCCCAGCTTCATAGCCGCTCCGATAGCCGCCTGCACCCAGGCGCTTGGGATGACTACACCCTCAACGCTGGCGGCGTAGTTAAGGTCAATCTCCTGGGCCACGACGACGGCCGGCAGCGTATCGCATTGCTTCTGATACCAGGCGTCGTCCTTGCGCGGGTCGTCGCGCCAGTGGAAGGTGAAAACGGGGATCTTGCCCGAGTGGCGCTTGATGGCAAACGGGTTGGCCGTGCCGTTGACGCTGGACAGGTCCTGGCGGCAGTTGGTCGTGGCTGACAAGGACGCATCGATCAGCTCAGGGCGCTCCAGGTGGGCCGACTCGTCAACGAAGTAGATCGAGGTGCGGTCACCGCGCCCGATGCCGTCGCCAGCCTCGCCGGTCATGATGGATTCGGTATCGGGGAACATGATGCGCATGTGCGGCGCGTCGCGCTTCTTGTCCCAGTTGCCGCGAAATTCCTTGGGCAGCGCCTGCACGAACATGCGGGCCTTGTAGAACAGCGACTTGGGTGCGCCCAGCTTGTCGACGTATTCCTCCTTGCGGCTACCGTAGCCAATGACCAGGCCAGGCCGGAAGAGGCACAGCGTGGCGCCCAGGCCCACCGTGACCCAACTCATGCCCATATCCCGGCTCTTCTCGGTGATGCCCGGCTCCTGGCGCTGCCAGCGCTCCATGACCCACTCGATATACTCCTCCTGCTTGGGGAACAGCAGGAAGGGGATAACCGTGGGCAAGCCGCGCTCGGGGTTACGCGGGTCGAACGTCATGCCAAAGTCTTGGATGAATTGGGCCGGATGGTCACGGTAATAAAGTTTGAGGTTGGGCAGCACTTGCTCGCCGCCCGGCGCGGCCATCGCTTCACGGATGCGGCGCATGCGCTCGACGCGCCACTCGAATACCTGCACATAGTCGGGATTGCGAAAGTCAAAAGGGAAGGGTAACGGCATGCTCTATCCTTGAGGGCAAGAAAATTCAGCGTGGTAGGCTGCGCTGGCGGTCTGGTACGCAGCTTTGGCGCATTCGAGCTCGACAAAAAGCCCCAAGTACCGATGTTTCCCGTTTGGCTCTCGAATCTGCGCCATCCATTTCCCCGCCTTCTTGTGCCAGGTCACGCCTTTAACGCCCGAGGTGTTGCTGCTTTTCAATGTCTGATTCTGGTTGTTTTGCAGCTGGCTCGCGGCCCTCAAATTGTGGATGGCATTGAACGCGCGATTCCGGTCGATGTGGTCGATGTGGTGCTCGGGCCATGCCCCGTAGAAATAGAACCAGGCCAGCCGATGCGCGTAATACTCACGGCCATCTATGCCGACCGAGTAATAACCGTGGCTCGTGTCCAAGGAGCCCGCCACCGCTCCCGCTTGCGCGCGAGACGAAAGTGAGACTTTACGCGTAAAGACCCCTGTTACCGGGTCATACTCCAGCACTTGCTTTAGCCGTTCCAAAGAGATCATGCCAAACTCCAAACTATTTCAATTCGTATAGTATGAACTAAATTGGAGTTTGAGGCAACTAGCCCCCCATGAGGCGACGATACTCGGCCGCCGCGGCGATCGGGTCGGTTGGCATGGGCGCGGTAGCCACGCCTGCCTGTACAACCAGGGGGCCGCCGCCGGGCCCGGTGAGCTCGACGCCTTTCTTGACCAGGCCCAGGATATTGCCGAGCAGCTCAATGGCCTTGTCCGGGGAGCGCGTTTTGATCTCCAGGCCATCGCGTGTCTTCTTGACGCCGGCGTACAGGCGGGCGGCGCCGGCCGACAAGGTGCGCGTGTCTTTGAACACCTCATAGCCCACGCCGTCGCCAAAACACTCCGTGCACTCGGGGTGCGGCGCGCGGCGCTGGTTGAACCCTATGCCGCCTTTGCAATCGAAGTCCAGGCCTAAGGGGTCGGGGTTCTTGTCGCGGGCGCGCCGCACGATGTGCGCGTTGAGCAGCATGTTAAATTCGTTTTGTGTGTATTGGTACTGGTGGCCTACTCCGTGGCAGTGCCGGCACGAGCCGATGTAGCGCTCGCTTAGGTCGCGCGGGTCGGCAGTAGCCACAAGCACCAACTCGCGTATGTACTGCTCGACGTCCATGCGCAAGTCCTTGCACAGCTCGGCCTCCCATTTCGCAATGGCGGCCTTGACCTGCGGGTAGCTCATCATGAGCGTGGCGCAGCTGGGCGCCGAAGCATGGTCAGCACCAAACACGCGCTTGTAGGCTTCCGTCTGGTTCCGGGGGAGCACGCTCATGTACTCGGCCACGAACCGGGCTTGATTGTTGGTGAGGGTCGAAGATTCCATGCGCGTATTGTAGCCGGGAATTTGTCGAGATTTTCAGGAATATTCGGCCTCGCTTGCTCAGCCTTCCCGCATCCCGGACCATCCTTGGCCACGCGTTCCAAGCCTTTACACCGAAACGCACTACCCGGAACGCTTCAAAACGTTTCTAGGAACTGTACTAAATAATACTTTAGATACTAAACTACTATTTAGGGGGTATTCAAACCCTGCGGGTAAAGAGCATGCACGGTGTAAAGATTTGTGTACAAAAGTAAGATGGTTGGTCTGTATTTTGCTTACTAGCCATCGTCCTGCCTCTAACGCAGGTCGAAAAACGGTAATTTAAGCGCTGGAGGAAGAATTACTAAGTTGCAAAGTTAGGGAAAAGTGAGTAAAATAGGGCCTTCTCCCTTAGTTAAAACTAAATTAGGCTATGAAAATAATTGACCGAAAAACCGCCCAGGCGTTAAACCTGATGAAGTACTACACGGGGAAGCCCTGCAAGAACGGACACGTGTCCGAACGCTACACGAAACCGGCAAGCTGCTGCGCCTGCGTGGCTGCTGGCAACGGACGCATCTTAGCCACAGTTTCCTCAAATTTTGATGCAAAGATGGAAGCGCTTACCGAATTGAGAGTTTTCTGGGTGCTTATTGATCATGCAGACTTGGCGCGCTACTACGAAATGCTGCAACTGGAATTCGTCATGTCCTACCCCCATTTGCAGGCGTCGGATCTGCCTCGACCTTCCGCACGCAAGCCAGGGGAGCCTTTTTACCGCGTACTGGCCCCGCATGCCTCGGTCTATGACCTGCGCCAGTACGCGGATTGCCTTTGGTCTGAAACACGCAAAGCACAGCGCCAGGCCTCGTTAGCCGAGACCGCAAAAAGACTCGCCGCCCAGATTGCGGCGGCGAATGAAGGAGACGACGATAGCGGCCCGAGCGACAACTGGGCCAAGTAGCCTATTTCACGATGGCCGACACATTATCCAGACGGGTATCGAAGTTCACGATCTCAAGCGTGCCGGTGGCGCCCACCGTTGTATAGACGCGAAGGCTCACTAGGAAATTAACCGTGCCGGCCGGGATGGCGTAGGGGATGGTCGACATGTGGCCCAAGTCATACGTTTGGGCGGTAGGCAGGTTCATCACGTCGGCCGTCTGCGTGCTGTGCGGGCGTCCGAAGAACGTTTGCGCCAAGATGGCAAACGAGGCATCCAGGAACTGCAGGTTGCCGATGATGTTCAACACTTGGCCGGTGGTCTGCGTGAGCTTAATACCCGCCGTCATGGTCGCCAGCACCCCCGCAACGCCTGAATAGCTGCCGCTTCCCTTGATATCGATATAGTTGGTCACGAGGGTCGCCGCACTGTAGGGAACGACCATTTTGCGCCCTGGACCGCCATCGGTGCGCGCGGCGACCGAACAGGACAGCGCCCGGATCAAGCCGGAAGTACTGATGGTTATATTGTCAGGCGCAAACCCGCTATTGGGGCCAGCCACTGCGACGCTACCCGACAGCAACGAGTTTTGCAGCAGTGTGGCTTGGTCGCCATACGTCCCATACCCATTCAAGGTAGGCACGCGCTTAACTGCCCCGGCGAACAGCGGCCCAGCATTGGCGGCCAGGTAGGTAGCCAGCAAGAAGCATTGGTACGGGAGCGGATGCGTGCCATCCGAGGTGCCGCCGGTAACAGGCGTGCCGTAGGACGTCTCCTGCGAGGATAGCGAGTAATCACGCGCGCCCGCCGCCATTGGGCAATACAGGAAGCCGGGGAAAACGACGGCCGCCTCGCGCGCGAACGCTTCCATACGGGCGAATTCGGCGCTTTCGTTATATTGCACGCCATCAACTGGCGAAACAGGCGTGCCGCCATTGACCCGGCGCATGGCCGCTGTGCCAACAAACAACAAACGCGCGCCGATGGCCTGGCACTGCTGATAAATCTTGAACAGGGATGGCCAGGTCTGCACTGCCGAGTAGCCCGAGTCGAGGTCGTTGCTCATCCCTTCCAGAATGACCAAGCGCGGCTTGAATGGGGCAACGTCAGTAGCGAAGCGGACAGACATTTGGGCCAGGGTGTTGCCGCTGACGCCAGCCCGGTTGACGATTTTCAACGGGTTGCCCATGATCGCATTGAACCGGTCCATGAAATTGCGGCTGGTCACGGCTTGGAAAGGGACACCCGCGAGTGTCCCCGCCTCGTCGCCATACCAGACAATGCTGTCGCCAAGCGCAACAGTGGGGCATTGCACGTCAGGAGAGCGGCCATTCGCCGCAGGAGGTTGGGTAATCATTAGAGCCCCTCCGACCAAGCGATACTCGACGCCGCGCGGCCAATAGCCTGCACCGCCCCGATGTGGCCACCAGAGAGCAAGCCGCCGGCGTATCCAGCCCCTGCGCTATTGGCGGACAAGAGCATGCCGGCTGCCAGCGTAGCGGAGCCAGCGCCAAATGCAACGGCCACATCAGCGGCTCCGTTGACTTGGATCATGAGGTATTTGC